TATTTGGTAGTCCAAAAGAAAAAGAATCTATAGAAGGCAGTATAAGTAGATTTTTATCTAGAGAACTAAAAGCAAAAAAAATTAAACCAAAAGATATTCCAGAACTAAAAGAACTCTTAATGGCTAGATATATTAATAGTGCTAAGCAAGGTCCTCAGTTCATTAAGAACTTTAAAGACATAAGTTATATGACATTGCTTGGGCATCCTTCTAATGCTGTTAGACAGTTAGGCGATTTAGTTTTTTCTTCTTATGAAAACAATATTAAGAATACAGCTAGAGCATCATGGAATAGTTTCTATACAGGATTTAGAAATATATTAGAGAAAGAAGCAGCTGACGGAAGTGCCACAGCTAAGAAGTTATTAGGCTCTGTCTTTAAAAACAAAGGTATGATGTCTCCTAAACAACAAGGCTTTATGGATAACATTGCTGAAGAGTTTGCTAATGACACAGCAACTAAAAGAATACTAGACAATGTATTTAAGTATTCTGGTTTTAGAAGTGTAGATGCTTTAGGTAAAGGTACATTGATGAACTCTACATTATTAAACTTAGCTGGTAAAGTTAAAACTCCTAAAGGAAGACAAGAGATATTAGATGAATGGTTTTCTATATTAGGACCAGAGAAAGCTGGTAAATTAATAGATGACTTAAAAGGATATAAGCCTGGCAAACCTATCAGTGCTGAGATGAGAGACATAGCCTTTGCTAAGGCTAGTAAGTTCCAACCTCTGTCTTTATTAGAGATGCCTAAAGCTTATCTTAATTCTCCTAATGGTAGGTTTATGTATATGTTAAAGACATTCACTGTTAAGCATCTTAATGTTATGAGACAAGATATATTTAAACTAATGAGAAATGGTAACCTACCTAAAGCAATGAGAAACTTTGCTTACTTAATTCCTTTCTTTACTGCTGGTAATATGGCTGTAGATAGGATTAATGATTGGATGTTTATGAGAGAACCTAAGAACTTTGAAGAATCCTTATGGGCAAACTTACTTAGAAACACAGGCTTCTTTAGTAAATATGATTATGATAATTTAGGTAGAGAAGGTGTTATAGACACAACATGGAAAGCAATACAGCCTCCGTTTAGTCCTTTATATGAAGGAGGAGAGGTTGTAGTTAAGGGAGCAATGAATATGGTAGAAGGAGAGAACTGGGCTGAAGGACAAGGTAAAGACCCTAAAGGTAAAGTTTTACAGAACCTACCTTTTGTAGGTAGAATATTACAGAATTGGTTAAAGGAGTAAACAATGGCAGACGAACAATACGACAACATGGTAAGACAAGCGGTTAACATAAAGAATGAATCTAAAGGTAAGGTAAGTTTAGAAGAAGCTATGTCTTATTTGAAAGGGGAGAACCCAGACATGGAATACTTTATGAATAGAAACTATGATAATCCTTATCCTAATGAAGGTAAGGAAAAAGCAGAGAATGACATTCTTGCTAAACAATTCTTAGTAGATAGATATAAAGCAGATGCTTCTCCAGAACTCCTTAAGATTATTGAAGCCTATCCTATTGATGACCAACTAGAAATCTTAGGAGCTCTGAATAAGATTAAACAACAGAGCGGTGTTGCTAAAGGAGGCATAGGTATGATGACTGATGTCCTCCAAGGTACAGACAAAGTATTAGATGTCTTACAGAAAGGAGTAAAAGGTTTGCCTAGTTTTTAATCCTCCTCATCAGGTCTATCAGGTGAAGCATAGTTCCACAGTTCATATTGGTAATGCTCACCTGTGTTTCCATTCTGACCTATAATATCTATCCTCTCTTCATCCCACTCTTCTTCATTTAAGAGTTTCGTGTAGTAGTTTTCGACAGCAGTTGCTTTAATTCTTTCAACGAGTTTGTTGTACTTTTCTTCTGCCTCGATTCTTTTCTTCTTCTCCGATTCGTACTTGGCAACCCAAGAGATGTAAGAGTTCTTTTGTAACTCACGCCACGAATCCATTATTGATACCTCTTAAACCAGACTCTACGACCGTTCTTTCTGATGTCGATTGTCTTACAGTATTGTACAGCACCACGCTTCTCAGCAGCCATAACATACTGATAACAAGACCACACATCTTTGCATACAAAAGTACCACCACCTTCTATTCCATCATTCTTTACTACATCCATAGTAATTAAATCAGGTGCAGGAAACTGATACATATTAGGTTTAGTCCAGTTGTGATTAGCAAACGACATTGTTGCTATTGACAATAAACCAATAAAAATAAACACTGTCATTGCTGTATAAAAACCTCTTTCGTATTTATCTGCTAACCATTTCTCTATTCTATCAAGCATCGTTCTTCCACTCCATATTTTCATAAGCCCATTTACCTGGGTTCTCTTGTTTAATTATATGTTCCTCATTGAATGTATTTCTAGGATTAACTACATTCTCTGAGTTACCACCAATAGGTTTACCTTCTATTGGTTTCTTACCTGCGGCTAAGTTAATTGCCCTTAGTCCAAAGGTGTTTGGCATATATACATCTACCATCCCCATTCTCCTTTCATTCCAGCAGCTGAGTAATCAGTTACTGTTCCTTCAAAAAAGTTCTTGAATGAATCACCAGCGATAATCCACTCAACCCAAGGTAAAGGATTGTCCTTCACCCCATAGTTAGGTTTAAGTCCTAACTGTATTAGTCTCCTGTCCGCCAAGTGTCGAATGTAATCTTTGACTTCGCCTTCTTCCAGACCCTCGATACTTCCCATTTTATACGCCAGATTGATAACCTTGTCTTCCAATGAGACAGCAGTTCTAACCATTTCATATATTTCCCTCTTTAATTCATCCGTTACCACTCTAGGATGTTCATTACAAAACTGTCTAAATAATCTAGACATCCCTTCGACATGCATTGATTCATCTCTGATACTCCACTCGACTACTTCACACATACCTTTCATCTTACCGAACCTTTGATAGTTCAGTAGCATAGCAAATGCAGAGAACAAAGACATACCTTCATTGATACAGGTCTGTGCTAATGCTTTAGCTAGACCATGTAGTGTAGAGGTATCATTGTCCTGCATAAACTTAATCTTGTTCTTCATTTCTTTATAGTCTAAGAAAGCACTATACTCTTTATCATCAAAACCTAGTGTGTCATTAAGCAGAGCATAGGCACGCTGATGCGTACCCTCTCTGTTAGCAAATGACATAATCATATTTCTTATTTCATGATTACGAAACTTAGGTAGATACAAGTCACAATAGTTCTGAGCTACCTGTACATCAGACTGAGTAAACAATCTAAGTATCTGAGTAATATGATTCTTCTCTACATCATTGATGTCACCTCTCTTCCATTGGTCTACATCTTCTTGTAGTTTAACTTCCCATATACCCCAGTGTATCTTCTCGTGTTCTTCAGCAATATCCATAGCCCATTGATAGTTAAATGGTTTGTATGTTAATGCTGGGTTTAATACTCCAGTATCAGTGTTCGTTTGGTTTTCTGACATATATCTCCTCGTCTTCTAATATTTGTTGTGCCATATCTAACATTGAAGGTAGACACCATTCACAGAATGTTACAGGTAGTATCCCAAAGTTACCTTGTATCCCTCCTGTATCTGGTTCATACTCTTCACCACATATACTGCATCTATCTTTCTTTACCCTTGACAGCTTAGACATTCATCATTCTCCTTAAATGATTCTAACTTAACTCTCTCTACTTTCTTACCTATCTGTTCTGCTGTTGCACCACTATTAGTTCTAAGATAGTATAGCCCTTTTAATTTCTTCGCCCACGCTGCGAGATGTACTTTGTTCACGGAAGCCTTCTCGCTACCCGAGGGGAAGAAAAGATTTACGCTTTGTCCTTGACATATAAAAGGTTGTCTAGTTGAAGCGTGTTCTACTACCCACAGTTGGTCAATCTCGAATGCAGTTTTAAATACATCCTTCTCCCAATCTGTGAGATAATCTAAATGTTGAACAGAACCTTCGTGATGTATTATATCAGACCATTGTTCTTTCAACCAATCTTTCTCAAAACCTAATCTTAATCTATGCTCATTAAGAACTCTAGCTAGGTGTCTGTTCTTAACTAGATGAGACCCAACGCGTGTCCTATGAGTATAAGCATTAGACTTAATGGGCTCAATAGAAGCAGAAGTACCGCAGATAATACTACTATTAGCATTAGGGGCAATAGCAAGAAGATGACTATTCCTTCTTCCACTTCCTCTACCATCTGGGTATTCTTTACGAACCTTAGCCAATCTCTTAGTCTCTTCAACTGCCTCCTCCTTAATGTGTTTAAACATCTTGATGTTCTGTCCAGTTGCCTGTGCAGATTCCCAAGGAATATTCTTCGATTGTAGGTATGAATGGAAACCCATAGCACCCAGCCCTAGGCTACGCTCCTGATATGCAGAATGTGAGGCTCTGGCTAGCTCCTGAGGTGCATTATCTATGAACTCTGTTAGCACATTATCCAACATGTTAATCAAGTCAGCTACTAATCCTGTGTCTCTCCACTCATCAAACGCTTCAAGATTGACTGAGGATAAGCAACATACTGCTGTTCTATTCTCATCTGTGGGTAAGTGTATTTCATTACATAAATTACTTCCTCTAATTTTAAGTCCTTTATCTTTAAGTTCTTGTGGTAAATGCTCATTAGCTCTATCTATAAAATTTAAATATGGTTCACCTGTTCTGAATCTTACTTCGAGGAGTCTCTGCCATAGTTCTCTCGCACTGATTGTATCACGGACTTCGCCATTGCTAGGGTCACGAAGACTCCAAGGCTTATCATCAGCAACGCAATCCATAAAGGCGTCAGTAATATTGACAGCATTATTAATATTAAAACACTTCCTATTACTATCCCCTCCAGTAGGTACTCGAAGATTGATGAACTCGATAATGTCTGGATGACTGATGTCAGTATACGCCGCATAACTTCCCTTCCTTGTTTGTCCTTGTTTGTAAGCAGTCATAGATGAATCACTTACTTTAATAAATGGTATAGGTCCAGGAGCTTTATCACTCACTGGTCTTACATCTCCCCAATGTCCACCTACTCCACCACCTTTAACTGATAACCAAGCTAACTCAGACTGATGTTGTATAAGACCTTCAAGAGTATCAGGTACATAACTAAGAAAGCAAGAAATAGGTAACCCTTTAACTTCTTCTCCTGGCATCGGAGCGTTAGACAATATAGGACTACTGAACATAAACCAACCACTACTAACTGCATCATATAACCTCTGTGCTAAACCCATATCCTTACCACTGTAAGCAACACACGCTCTAGCATATGCTTCTTGCGGTGACTTCTCTTTACCTCGTAGATAATAATTAGTTACAAGTTCTCGTGCCTGCTCAGACATCTTCTTGTCTCTAGTTCTATCTATTGTAATGCCTAAATAATTACTCCTCATCTTCTTCCTTAATATTAATAGATAACATCTCTTGTCCATCTTCTATATATGCTTTATAAGTAAGTCTACCTTGATGATGCATCTGTATACCATCTAGTATACCTTTGCCATACTGTTGACTACCGTACCACCATGATGCTGTACCACCGATGAGGCATATCCCTATCACTATCATTAATACTATATCAATATTCATCTTCTTCTTCAAACTCCTCTCTCTTAAGAATTAACTTATAGTCAAATGCTTCTAGCAATTCTTCTACACTTATCTCTAGTATATCGCAGATAAGACATTCGTCATATCCTTGGTCTACTATCTTTTGTTTTAACTCTTCAAGTGTTAGCATTGATTAACCTCTCCAAATACCAATGTGCTTTCTTTAAGTCTTCAAGTCCATTCTTGTACTTATATCTAGACACATACTTAATTATGTTACCTTCAAGATAACTAAAGTTTTGGTCAAGGATAAAGTCAATAACTTCTATGTTACCCTGTCGATAGTGCTGTGGGTTTATCGCTTCCTTGTCCATTCCTTTAACTCCTTGATTTCTTTTGTGCTAAATATTTTTATATCATACTTACCACACCATTGTCTATATGTAGTCTTACCACCTTTCCTTGTCTTCTTATCTGGGTCAGGCATCAAGAAGATTAGATGCTTACCTTCAAACTTTAATTGTTCTGCGATAGCTCTGTACTTCTGTGTATCACCTGCCCTAAAGAAACCTTTGACTTCTATAAAGTAATCTCCTTGTACAAAGTCTGGTGTATAATTTCTCCTTACAGTATATGCAATCCTGTGTGGTTCATACTTCCACTGTTTACCTAATAGAGTATGACACTCCTGTTCTAATTTAGAACGATACTTTGTTGCCATCTTTATCTACCTCTAA